CGCCAACCTCGCAGGCGCCAACCTAATACGCGCCAACATCACACGAGCCAACCTCACAGACGCCAACCTAATACGCGCCAAATGGCGCGATGGGATAACAATCAGCAAACAGCCGGCGCAGATATACGGATTGCATTGGCCTGTGACGATCCTTGACCAGCACATGCAGATTGGCTGCGAATTCCATGCGCTGGCGGATTGGTCAGAATTCGGTGATAAGCGCATCGCGGCTATGGGTGGCAAAGATGCGCTGCGATTCTGGCGCGAACACAAAGAGTCTCTGCTTTCTATCGCCCGCGCCACCGGAAGATCGTTCGAGCCTGTTGGGCAGGCCGCAGCCATCGCCAAAGCTACCGGGAGCCGGCCATGAGCGACCATCACCGAATTCCAACGCACCCAAAGGCGCGTAAAGAGCATCGCTGCATCTATTGTGGCGGGCCTATCGTTGTTGGCGAGCAGTACACGCAGCAAACAGGCTACTACGACGGCGAGGCATACACAAACAGATATCACGCCGAATGCTTCGACGACTGTGCAGAGGAATTCCGACAATCTGGAGATTGGGAATTCACGCCACACAGTGCCGAGTATCCTGATCGAGTTCAGGCCATCGTAGACGCACGTCACGCAGCCATTGCCAAAGCTACCGGGAGCGATGAATGATTTTAAGCGAATTTGTAATTACACATGTAAAAGGCAAAAATGCGATTGACTGGTTGTATTTAGCTGATGTGACTGTAACAACAGAATCTGGATCGCTTTGGTGGAAAAAGCGGAATTCAGAACGTCGCAAGATAGCGCGTAAGTACGCCGGATTCTGGTACTTTGTTGACAACGGATGTATGTGCCCCGGGAGCCAAGCCGAGGCACTAGAGCGCAGCTATCGTGCGCGCAAGGCGTTGGGAGATGGGGCCAATCTGTCAGAGATGAAAGCGAGGAGTATGAGAACGGAACGTGATCAGTTTGAAGCGTGGATCTCATCACCACCGTTCGAGCGTACCACCCAGCGTTTTGCGAGCAATCACATATGGCGCGGAGATTATGTAGATACCAGTGTTTCAATCGCTTGGCATGCGTGGAAAGCAGCAAGTGAAGAAAATGCCAAACTCCGCCAAGAACTCGCGCTGCACAAACTCACCAAAACATCGGAAGAACTTGGTGGGTATAGCAGTCAATGCGCGCTTTGTTGGGGTACCGCGCGCAAAGAGAACGTGTGTGATGCCTGTCGAGACAGCATGGAAGGACAAGAATGAAAACAACTGACTGGTATCCAGGAACAGTTAAACCGGCGTATGTCGGGGTGTATGAGCGTGAAATAGAAAAAGTTGACAAGTGGTATTCTTATTTTAGCGACGCGATAGGCTGGAGCGGCGTATGCCCAACGCCCGAAGAAGCGTATGCGTACCGAAGCATTGCGAGCCGATTCCAAGAACTCCCGTGGCGAGGCCTCACCGAACCCCACTGCAAGAAATGTGGCACACAAATGCAACGCGGAGTTGCTGTAGGAGAAACCCGCGGCGGTGTATCTGATTTCCCGGGCGGGGAGATAGTGACGACCTACCCAGGTGGCCCCGGGCGACTGATTGACTGCTACAAATGCCCGTCTTGTGGGTGGAGTATGACGCGATGATGTGGATGAACGATGGGAAGCACGATATCGACATTAGAGACGCGGGCGGCACTCAGGTGCTATCTCTGCGAGTGACAGAGCCAACGGCCTGACGCTATCTAGTTCGCAGCACCATTAGGAGAACTAAATGGGATTTAGATCAACATTTGTAACTCAAGATATTTATATTACATGGCCCGAATGGTTTGTTAAGAAATACAGCGAAATTGTGTATTTTAGAAATAACCATGTTGGTTCTATTTCTTCTAAGTTTCAAGGTAAATGTTATGGCGCGTGGGAGGTGCTAAATGAAGATATTCAGCATGCGATTGACTGGAGCCTAGGAATTACACATTTTGTAGTCATATATCTACATGAGTGCGGAGGAATAACAAGGGCGCAAATATCAAAAGATAGCATTAAGCTGTCAGAGCCAAGCGCGTGGCAGATTGTTGATGAAGTTGCCCATGACTACTGCTATGGATGCTCAGACGTATAACAAAATATACGCATGTATAAGGTGAATAGCGTATACGATGTTATAAAGTGATACACTCAATTCGTTCATACCTGAACTGGGGTGGTGGGTGGCGCGAGCCCTGACCAACGCCAAAGCGGCTCATGCGTTGCAAGCATCGGCCGCTTTCTTATGTATAATTGTGCTGTGCCTCCTCCGGCACACGCGTTCCGTCTCCAAACGCACAGGCGCGGCTGCTGTAACAGTCTCGCCAAGCCGCCAGCATGTACCAGGTGCTGGCGGCTTTTTATTGCCACTCACCTGTCTCAAGCTGAAACGACATCCTAATCGCGCGCTTAGGTGTTTGGTGAGCCCAGATGCTTTGCCTTAAGCATTCCCCGGCCACATGCCACCGCTCATCTCTTATCGCCTCTATCGCTTGTTTGAAGCCTAGAAGGCGATTGATCCCCATTTGAAAGCACATCCCAATTAGTACGGCTTGCCGGGGCTCATTGAGTTTGTCGAACCATGGGAAATTTCGCCTGCAATCATTTGCAGCATCTTCGATATCATTGTCTAGCGTGTCGCTGATTTGCTGATCAGACCACACACTGCTTGGCAGGACATCGCTACCGGTATGCCCCACCCCAATAGTCCAGGGGGCGGACTTGGTAAGAGAGTCTGAATACGCCTTTCTTTCCCAGCCTTCAAATTCTATAAGCTGAGAACGAAGATTCATTCTTTTATCCCGCCTTTTATATTGTAGAAGGTCGAGAAATCTAGCTCTTGTGGGCGAGTTGTGCCCTCTGGGGCGCAGTACCTCCATCGTTTTGCGCTAAGCAGGAAGAAGGAGATGATCCCAGCAGATGAGCTAGCAACGCTGGCGATTGGCCACGGCGAGAAGATCAACAACAAAGACCCAAAAAGCCCCATACCAAGAACAGCATGCTGTATAAAAACAATTGGCTTTGTGTGCCCTTTGAGCATTTTGTCTATACGACATAAAACAAGATAAACGGCACCAACGGTGATGCAAATAGATGCAGTCTCGATCATTGCTTCACCCCTCTAGCTGTGTTCCACACTTGTGCCAGCCAAGACCCCAGAAGCCCCCATTTCTGCGGGAATGCCGGGATTGCAAATGCCACAGGGAATAATAACGCAGTCCATTCAAATGGAACATACCTGGATGCGAATTCTGCGCCCTGAACAGCGGTGAAGAAGGTGGCCCCGAAGGTGGTTAACGCATATGCCCACAAGGGGAATTTGGATTCCATCGGGCGGACGTAGAGGCCGTACATAAGCCCACAGAACCAACCAAAGATGATGATCCCATATGTCCCAACGTAATACGCAGCCTGCGGCCCGAGGAGGCTACCGGCAACCGCGACGGCAAAGGCAAAAGAAGATACATCGGGGGGCTGAGGCATTGACATTATTTTCCCCTCGCATAGTGGAAGACTAGGCCCGCTGCCGCGGCCAACACCAGCGATGATATCGGAAGACCAGTGCCTTTGTCACACAAAAAACTATCTCCATCACCAATAAATGCCGCCCCACATCCCGCCTGCATAAGGCCGAGAACACTACCAAATGCACACGCTGGCCACCATTTCCGACCTTTTTCATGACCCATCAAGAACATTCTCCAGGCCACCCAAGCCCCCATCAAAACGTAGAATGCTAGTGGTCCATCCGGGAAAAACTGCCACCCAGAATATACTACGAGTAGCTCGATAATTAAACTAGCAGGGCTCATTTTGGCTTATACCAAGCCCCGGGGCCTCCAGCCTTCTCTTTGCGAGACCCATTATTTGCGGATTGTTTATTTGTACTGAATATTGATTTCAATATTTTCTTCAAAAAATTTATCATTTCTTCCTCTTATGCTACGGGATACTCAAAAGAAATAACTATTTGCGTGCTATTTGAAAAAGATGTTTCTTTCAATAGAGCGTTAACAGTCGTGTTATAAAATGATATGTAACCAGTCGATGCGTTATAGTACGCGTATACTGGGTAAGCGGTTGCAAGGCCAACAATCAAAACTTGCACAACAATTGCGCCTATAGATGATGCCGTGAAGACGGTCGTGCCTGAATTTGGTGTTATAGCCTCACATCCACGGATTGTTACGGTTCCTGTTTTAGAAGTTTTTGCGCTTAATGTAACGTCTAGCCAAACTCGAACAGTTTTTCCAGTACGAGCCCATGTCGCGGACCCCGTCAAAGTGGCAAGAGACCCAGCCCCACCGGCTCCAGATGTTCCATCAGCATATAAAACTGGAGCCCATGTGCCATAGCTTTCTTCATAGAAAGAACCTATATAGCTTCCATTGGTGGAAGAATTAGGATTGTTTACTGTTAGCTCTCTGATTATCCTATCGAATGGAACATTGTTATTTCTTGCCGCAGGAAAAATTATCTGAGTAGATTGCTCATTAATCAAATTAACATGGTATTTGCCCGCAGAAACAGGCATCCATTTTCCATTTACTATTTGCGTTCCATATACAATATTTTCTGCATTTACGCCAATTTGCACAACATTAGTAGTGGTTGCCAGAGAACCGTTTTCATATTCTAGATCATATATGATTGGTCCTAGCATATAGGTATAAGGGTTTGCTAGCGTTGATTCTATCAACCACATTGCTGTCGCCCCAGCGCTCAGAGACAATGGCTCTACATGAGGCCGCCTCCAGCAATTAAGAGAGCTGTCTAGTTCATGTATGTGATGGATTGTTCCAGTATAATTTTGATTATATGTGTATACTTTCTCAAAATTATTCTTTCCGCCAAGTTCTACTTTTATATCTGTAGCATTATTATATGCTTCGACGTAGCCGATTCTATTGTCATAGTTTGACCCAGCAAAAGCATAAGTGCCTAGCAAATGTAGCCCTATATCTGCGGCCGGAAGAACCCCTGTTGGATCGCCATGAACATAAATTTCATTCATGGAGCATCGAATACCATTGACAAGCCTGATATTAGCGGCTCCGAAATTAGTAGATTCAATATTTAATAATTGGCAATAATCAGCCCCATGAGTGGAATCTCCCATAAGAACGCCAATTGAAGTTGCCGAACCTTTACCGGCACCTGTAATTGTGAACCCGGCCCAATATTGATATGCAAGTCCTGCACTCGCGCTGCTAAAGCCACCTGTGTCTGCTGTAACTTGGTTGATGTTTGTTTTACTTATACCATCACCAAAAAATGACACTCCAGCAGGAACTACAATTGATGATGTTATACGGTAAGTACCTTCAGGGAAATGGTACAATTTAAATCCATCTGCGAACGCATCATTAATAGCTGATGTGACATCAACAGCGCCAGTGTTTGATATAACATCAGCGACTTCGGCCGGAGACATATAATCTAACACGCTCTTTGATTCTCTTAATTTAGCCCCTACTGTTCCACCGGCGTAATTAAGAGGCCCGAATCCGATAAGTCCAGCACCTTTTGATGTGCTTGTCGCATCGGCAAAATTTGCAATAGCGGCTGTTAGCTGCCCGTATGCTACAGAATCGGTAGATGCCGATCCGTTGGACAATCCTGTAAATTTATGATTGCTCATCGGTATATTGGCAGTGATGGGCGTTTGCCCATCAGATGCAATACTCGCGGTAAGCGCGGAAGCTATATCGCTAAGAGTATTATTTTGTACCGTACTGCTAATAGTAGTTCCTGTAACGACAGGATTTCCTGCCGGTAAAGAATATGTTCCTGCGCCGTTGCGTGCCATGATTAATTTGCTCGTTGTTTTCGAAGTTCTTCGGAATATCTAAGTAGCGGCATCAAGGATGCGGGAATTTCTGTCTGCTGAAGATTGGCCAAGCCCCTACTTATTAATGATGGGTCAATTTTCGGAGTAATCTTGTTTTGATAAGTATTTGAAAGCAAAAACGATCTTGCGGCAGGGGGGGCGACATACGGCAACGCCGCCCCGACCATAGACCCCACAGGCCCCGCGGCTACGCCTCCGCCCCCACCCAACAGGACCGACGAAAGCGCGGCCACTTTGCTGACCCCTGGGCTTCCTACAGCTTGCGCATTCTGTACCGCCTTGGGGAAGTTGTGAGCGAATTGGGCAGCGATCTTTAGCTCTCCACTTAATGGCTGGCCGTCTTGCAAGGCAGCGGCGTACTTCTTTGCGTCCACACTTCCGGTGCCTTCTTTTATTGCATCCTCTACAGTATGAGCAATGGCCATTTGTTTTCTTGCAGCACGGAAGTTTTCGACAAGTTTTGCGGCTTCAGGCTTATTTGATAGCCCAAGCTCTATTTGATCCTCAATCGCCTTCGCCGCTGATCTATTCGCACCCGCCAGAGCCGTATCGCCAGAGGCAAAAGCCTTACTTGCATTCTCTCTTAAGACCTCCGTCATCTTGATGCCGTCCCCGGCGTCAAAAGACCTTCTGCGCAGACCATCTACCAAATTCTTTACATCATCAGGCACGGCACCCGAGAATGACCGTTCAGCACCTTGGTATTTATCGACAATTTTATCTAATGATTGACGATATGTTTTCCCTGTACTTATGATCCCGGCTTCCTGTATCGGAGCATATCCGGCATCAAACGCTTGTTTCCTGACTTGCCGAGTTACTTCTGTTGTCAAAGGCGTCTCAGGAGGGACATTAAGCGCCCTCCTCGAAAGGTCATCCATAACCTGCTGATTATGGATAGAGGCCCCTTGCTGTGTTGCGGATTTGCCGCCAATAGATTCAATTACTTTATTCGTTGCCGTTGGCTGCACCATTCCAGGAGGCGCGACAAGTCCCTCTGCGCGACCCTTCTCAAAGGCCTCTATCTTTGGCGCGTTTTGCTTGTTCTTAAGCGATATGTCTTCTATTTTGTTTTGAGCGGCAGAAATGCCCTTATTCACAGCCAATGGAGTCAATGCGGCAACCAGCGCGCCCAGTTCTTTGTTCCCGGTTAACTCTGTTGTTCCCTGAGATGCTCCACCAGAGAGTGCACCAGTCAATGCGCTGGCCAAACTTTGAGAGACAGAGCTAGACGGGCTCATCAATGCGGAGGTGCCCCCCTGTATGCCCATGTCTAGGATGCGCTGCCCTTTTGTTTGAGGCTCGAAATCAGGGCGCACAAAAGAAGCCTTCTCGAACAACTTTCTTGCATAGTCTGGAGTTGGCGTAAGCTCAGGCATCATGTCTGCGGAACCGCCAAGCGCTCGCGCGACGGTGCCTACTGCGGCCTTGCCTAAGTTATACACATTCGTGGGGGCATTTAGGACAGTGTCTATCGTCCCAGAAATAGCCTTGTTGGCTGCGTTCTCTGCTACTGCTGTGTTTCTAGGAATGCTTTCCAGAGGGGCCTCATTCTGGACATTTATCCCATTCGCCTGTAGCTTTGCAAGCAGATCAGCCTTTGTCGTGCCATCCGGCACGTTCTTAATGATCGTTCCATCCGGCATGCGAACGTTCATTTTTTAAGACTCCCGAAATCAATCACATCACCGTCAAAACCGCCTTCGGCTCCGCCTTGTTGCTGTCCCTGCGGAGAGCCTGCATATTTTTCTTGGATGGCGCGTACAGTCTTAAGAGCGGCCTTTCTGCGAGCGATAGGGATCGTGTCATCACCGACCAACCCGGCCATTTGTTGGTATTGAATTACATCTTTATCAGACTGAGGCCCGCTCATTTTCGGCATCTTTGAAACAAGCATGCCTTGAATAACCTTAAGCTGCTGTGCGGATTCTGCCCCCTTAGTTGACGAACCAAACAGACCAGCGGCCGTATCAATTGCCTTGCCCGCGTAACTGCCGGTTGCGCTGTCCAGAAGCTTTTCGGCCATATTGACCAGGCCTAGAGCGTCTTGGGCGTCCTGCGTTCTATTCGCTTGCCCCGCCTCTAATGGCTTCATTGCAGGCTTTGCCGAACCCGGCAAGCCGAGAACTTGTGTCGGGCCACCCGGGCGAGTTGGCGGCTGTAGATAACCAGTGCGGCCATCACCCAAATCAATAGGGAGAGGCGATCCATATGTATTTACGCTAGTTGCGCCCTCCTTGGCAATAGCCTTTTTGGCATTAACAACTGGGAGGTTCGGGATAAAACTTCCATCCGGCCCCGGTACCGCCAAATCTTGCCCTAGATTCGGCTGAGGAGCGAATTTAGTTCCAGGCACTGTAGCAAATGGATTGTATGCATTACCGTTAGATACCTCAACCTTCGCGGGTGTAACGCCACCTTTTGTAAAGGTTGAAAGAGGATTTGGCGAATTAATGTCAACAAATCCAGAAGTTGTACTTCCGTCGCCATTTGGCTTTTCATATTTTTCCCACTTCGGGGCCTTTGGCATTAATGATCCAACCTGCGCGCTTAGGATGCCCCCCCCTAGCTGCTGCAGCATCGGATTGCGACTTCCCAGGGCGATCTGGAGGGCTTCGTTCAAATTCCCCGGCTTTGCGGCTTGAGCGGGTGCTATCGGCCCCGCTTGGTCTGGCGGGAGGTCATATGCTGGCTGCGCAGGAGTCCCGCGGATTGCATCGGCCAACCGGAGAGAATCTTCCCTACCGGCTTGATCAATTTGTTTTTGAGATGTGTCCGCCTGTTCCTGGACTTTCCCGCCAATATACATTTGCAGCATTTTCGATAGTCCTTCGAGAGGACTTTTCTTGACCGCCATACCGCCAATAGATTCTGTCGGCCCTTGCGGCTGCGACCCTTGTTGCATCAGCATTTGAGCCAATGCGCGCTTACGCTGCACATCGTAAACATCCTCTGTTTGCGATGCTGGGGCAAATGCTGATGCAAATGAAGTCATAGCTCTTCTTTCAATGCTGCCATCAAAGCATCATTTCTGATTTTGTACTTTTGATACAAATCAGGATGATGCCTTTGTGTGTACTCGATCCTATCGACGGACTGCTTCCGAAATGCAGTGCAATCATAACAATCTAATGACGAATGGTGTACAGAGAAATGCTTCGGGATAGGCATGTGACTTTCAATATATTCCAGAACCTGCGCCTCTGACCATGTTTCGATTGGATGCAAGTAGGTAATCCCGTCGTATTCCGATCCATTCACGGCAACAGCACGGTGGCTTTCTTCTCGCCTTTGCCCGCGTATAAGATGCGTAATCTGGTATGCCTTGACAGCCTGGTGCATAGGATAAGAGATATTGTCGTTACAACAATTTAAATACGACTGTATTAAATATGGCTTTGGAGATGTAATAGCCTGCCCTAAATTTGTCCAATTGATAGGGACAACGTCGGAAGGGATGCCAAACTTTGCATTTTGCGTTTCTCTATCCGTCTGCACTTCGACAAAAAACTTAAATGTTTTTCTGGCTATATCTATAATTTCCAAAGTCTCTGGATACGTCTTGCCAGTATTTGCCCAAAAACACGTAATTTCATCTGCTCTGTGTTTATTGAGCAACAAACAAGCTAAAGAATCTTTCCCGCCGGAAAATGCTAGTCCTAATTTCATTACATCATCGCATAAGCCATCAAACCAGTACCACCCAATTGCATTAGTCCGCCCGTCATAGAATTACTAGAGCCAACTCCAGCGTTGTATGAATTCATGTCTGCCTGCCCTTGTGCCTGAGCGGCTTGCGAATAATTCGCTCCCGGGGCCGTTTGTCCAAAAGTCGGGTTAGTGACCTGTGAGCCCGTCCTAAGGGCGTTCAACATATTCAGAGGCATGGTCGAATAGTAGTTTTGCTCCTGCATCCCCTGCTGTCTGGCCTGCTGTCCTACATCAATTCCCTGCAACGCCGCTTGCGAGGTAACATCATTCATCTGCCGGCCAAATTGATCTTGTGCTTGGCCATATGCCTCTGAGCCAAGCTGGATGCCTTGATTGGCCAATTGATTGTTCAAGCGATCATGCTGCTGATTCAAAATCGGCATTTGCCGAGCAAGGATCGCATCCTGTGCAGTTTGGCCTGGATTGATTTGTTGCGCCGGTAGCTGGGATGCATTGGGCAGGTTGCCAAAAGCATTTTGTACCGCGTTAAACCCTTTGCCTTGAAGGCCCGCCATCTGAAGCGATGTTTGCGTCTGCGCGTCAAGTAACCTTTGCTGGTCTGGACTCAGTGACGTTGTGGCGGAGTAGGTTGGATTCCCCTGGGGGTCTGTGCCCTCTTGATTGTAGGTGTAATTCCCATACGGGGTGTATTGATTGACCCGATTCCCTGCCGCTGTGGCTTCAGCGGCGCCTTTATAGTCAGGCGCCGCAGGTGTTGATGGTTTTCCCATGGTTTTCCCTGTATTTGTTTCCCAAAAACCTACAGTCTTCACGCATCATTTTGTAAACCAATACATCGCCATCTGGATGAGCATCCTTGAGTCTCGTCTCTAACACAAAACCAATGTGCTCATCAAAACGGCGTGCCTGTAAATTTGATTCTGGCACGAGGCCGGTGATGCGCTTAACTCCAAGCTCGACAAAAGGATAATGGAAAACATACCACAAGTATTCGCGTGTCAGCCATTGCTTGCCTATCGCAGCCACATGCATGCAAATAGATGCCTTATTGTAATAGTCATAAACAACTCCCGCTATCAATTCACCGTCTTTTTCTAGCCCGATGCTCACTGCGTCCGCCCAATTCGATGTTCCCATCAAGCCAGAAACGAAATTACACACTCTTTCGTTTTGATCGCAGATGATTTTCTTCAAAGAATAGCGCCCCTTTCCATCACAATATCAGTAGATATCCATCTAACCTCTAATCCCTGTGCCGCTATCTTCATGCGTGTAGCCGCGCAATAACCTATTCCAGTGACCCCCTGCCATTGCTTTTGAATCGACAAATCACCCCCCCATGTACCATTATCCCATAGTGATGTGTCCCAAATTCCAGATGACGAATGGGAATAGCCAATCGACCCAACAACATCGGAATCATCAAAGTCTAAATTTAGACCCGCCGCGATAGTTGGGAATCCATTCGTAGAGATGATTGGCCTGATCATGGTGAATCTTTTCAAGATGCCAGGGCTTTTGTAATAGTTAAAAGCCTGTTTGGCATCGGCGACAATGTTTGATCCATTGTCTGAAAGACCATTCCATGCCTTTGCTACTATTCCATTACCTCCAAAATAAGGGTTGTCTTGATACATTTCCCAGCAATTCGCCGCCCATCCGGTGAAGTTGCACCAACTTTTTGAAATGGTGTTCATTACATATTGTTCTTGTTGCCCTACAGAAAGAGGCACATTAACAATTAGCATATTTTCTCTGGGAAAATATATTACCTGCCATCCAAAATTAGCACCATAAATAGATACGGCCTGACTAACCGCATACATGATCTTGTTTGAGAGGGCCACCGATGATTCATTGAGTTGAGCGGATTGCACAATCGAAGACATTGGGAGGAGCCCGTCTTGACTTATGAGCAACATTTCACTGCCATACCGCTGAAGGCATCTCCGCCCTATGGGCCGACCGATAGCCCATATGCCGGACAGCCTCCAAGTCGAGGACGATGCTGGGTCGTCGCCGGAATAGACGATTACCTCTCCTTCACTCGTGACCATTGACAAAAGCTCTTCGATGCTCGCGCCAACGCCATAAGTCCAGCTCCCCAGGGCCATGACATACCCACCCTTCTCGGCAATGCTCTGAATTGGGAAGGCAGTCGCAGAACCCGCGATGCTGTTTGTCCCAAGATAATACGGCACCAATGAATTGGATGGAGTCAACCAAACTCTATTTTTATGAAGTACAACACCAATGATATTTTTAGGATCAATGCTAATACCTTCAGCTACCGTATAAGAACCACCAGCGGTTGATCCTGTACCTGTCCCGGCATAAGTGAAACTATTTGCATCAACAACAGTTATAGTTACATCAGATTGGTTGTATCCAACATCTGAGCATCCAGTAACCGTAATAGTATTTCCGGTGAGAAGGCCATGTGCGGTGACATTCAATGTGCATACGGCGCCGGTCCCACTACCGCTTGAAATTGCAACTCCAGTGCTGATCGGCACTGCGACCCATTTAGTCCCATCATAACGGAGACCGTTATCCGCGCCATTAAAAGCCAGGAGAAAATTACCCCCAGGCGTTGACATGTTTACATACTGCCATCGAGCATTTGACAGTCCGGTAACTGATGCCGCACCTACCGCGCCCCCTGAAGTGACATCCCAAAGAGATGATCCGGCAATAGCAAATAGCTTTGACGTTGTTCCATTCGCATACGCCATAATCGTCTCAACTTGAGACCCTAGGCCGGTAGCATGGTTTGTATAGCCATACCGCAGAACTACATCCGTAGTTGCCGGGAACATGTTCTTAAGATAAACCGCGTCCAAAGGCTTCATTTCGCCCAAAGAATCACGCGCATTCCATCCCCCTACCGGGGCTGGGATAGAGTCCGGGATAGCTCTAGATGGAACTCGCTTCATGTTCCGTAACCCGTGTCGGGAAGGTTGGCAACACCAATCAATAGCTGGCTAATTTGCGGCGCGAACGATAGTGTGATGGCTCCTTTATCGTTGGCTTTCGCCATATTTAATTGAGCATCATATTCACTTTCGTAAATAGGCCCGAATCCCTTTACTTTGAAATACTTGTTCTTCAGGCCAAGAACCATCAGCCTATCTGGAAAAACACAGGTATCTGTATCAACCGTGAACGATGATTTATCGGAGCCTAGAGCATCAATTGCCCAATTGGAGGAGACATATTCCATCCCCAGAAGTTCAGCCGCCGCGATAGGAGGCCATGTCTGGAAATAGCCGCCCAATCTACGGAATCTGATCCGTGGGCCAGTGGCGATGAAGCCTGACTTCAACCATTGCCATTGTTGCGGAGTCTCAGGGCCAAGCATTTCCCAATGCTTTGTTTTGTCCCATTGTGTGCGATCAATCTGACGATCAAAGTCAGATGGATTCGAATATTTTGTCTTGCAGAAATTGAGCGTTACTGTGCCGCTTTGAGCCGCAGCGACGCTTAGTGTTACTTGTGTCGCGGAATCTACAGACTGCACATATACATCTGTGGCAACCCCAGTGCCAATCACCATGTATGTAGTATCTATCCCTGCTGTACTTGGAATACCAGTAACAATTTGTGACCCGTTAATTAGGGTCCCCGTTGTCGTAATATACTGGGTGTAGAAACGATACTCTTTACATATCGCCTCCCATTCAAATTCTCGCGCTATCTCATACCCTACGGCATTAAGAAGCGCGAGTTGTTGAATGACATCCTGTTGAGTATTCCCGGCGACGTAATTTGGGACGGTGAGCCCCATCTCTCCAGTTGCTTGCTGGACCAATTGGAGCATTGTCGCCATAAGTCACCTTAACTTTCTTTTGGTGGTCGCCCGCGCTTCTTTTCTTCAGAGCCGAGAGATTGTAAAAGTTGATTCATTTGTTCTTGCATCTTAGCAAGCTGATCTGCATGAGCCTTAGATTGCTCTTGCATTTCTTTGCGCAGATTATCCGCTTCTTCTTTGGCGTGGTCCACTGAAGATGCATCATGTGCCACTTGAAGGAATCGAACAGCCTTTTCTCGCAACGCGAATGGACTCATGCCGCCAGCCATGCCGATACGAGTGATTAGTTCATCGCTCGCCCCTGCAATCTGTTCAACAGTGCGGAATTGCATCGCATTAAGTTGCGCAACCTGCGCCGGCCCTAACATAGGCCATTGCGTCAGAGGCGTACCGGATTCTAAGTTATCCCTACCTTGAGTTCGCTCAAAAAACTCCCAATGGCGCGGGAATCGTTGTTTATGATCCGTCCTGGCCGGGGTATCAATGATATTCAATCCATCCCCGGGAGGGACAATCCGAACCATTACAACATCGTCAAACATCGGTCGGCCTTCTTGTTGAGTTTTCCACTCATTAGGCTGAGCTTTGATGTAAAACTGTACATTAAGCAAAGAATCAGGATTCTGCGGGTTCGCAAAATCAGGGTTGTTCAAGTCACTTGCAATCATTGTTTACTTTCTGAGTGGTCAGGTAGTAGACGGCGGAATCGCCATGGTCAATCGAATGAGTAATTTCACCGAATTCGTTTAGTTTATTGATCCACCATTCATATGGGTGAACTGATAAGTGTAATTCTTCACCAATCATTTCCCCGCATACATCAGGTATCAAACTGATTTGGAAGAAAACTTTGTCCACACAATCAGTGATGTTTTTTATTACATTGTCAACATCATCTGGCGGAATGTGCTCCATCACATCACAACAAAACCCATAGTCAGCTCTCAATTCCATGGGCTTAGTAAGATCAACCTTGACGAACCTAAACCTATCTGTAAGTTTTTGATCTGCGTCCAGACAGTTTTCAGCAAAATCAGCTAAAGTCATGTCGCAACCAGATAGCTGAACAACTCTATTACCACCGCGTCCAGTTCCAGCCCCAAAATCTATACAACTATCACTTTGTGTGATGCCTGACATCTCTACAAAGAGAGGGGCGATATGTTCGCCTGGAGAGACATATCTGTATTCTTTTAGTGCCCACATAGAGCGATACTTCTGCTCTTCTGTCATGGGTGGCGCATTGTAAATATCAGGCAATAATCCTGCCCCATGCACTTCGATGTGCACTCCAAGCTCTTTAAGAGCCTTTGCCGTGACTTGAAACTTTTCAGCCTGTAGTTTCATTGTTAAGGATGCAATGTAATCCTTGCCATTGAAATAGACGGATGCACAGGGGTCACCTTCATTCATCTTTTGGTGAAATGCATGCCCGCTTCCATCGCGATGGCTTGAGTCATAGCCATAGATTTGGAGGTTTCTGTACCCCATTGAATAGGCTAAACAGGTCGCCGTATTCCCTACAGAGGCTGCGCCGCCGATGAGGCAGTAATCATCATCGTATTCTGGGAAATGGTCCTCGATGCTTTCGATCTGAAGATGCCAGATGAAAGCATCGGGGCATTTTTCGAAACATACCGGGTGAACCTGAGAAGCAAACAGGTGCGCCCGCGCAGGGCCGATCAGAGAGGCTGTTTCTTCACGTGCATCAATGATAACCTGATAGTCGGCTGTAATTCCATTCTCATACAAAAAACTTGCGGCCCCATTCATCGCAAAGATGATGCCGCCCTCTTCTTTCTTTTGCCGAATGTCGCCTAGCGTATCAGCCAAGCTCGGGCCTGATCCGCAAAGAATGGCGACTCGATCATGCGCCTGGCATAACTTCTGCCATGTTTTACGAAGCCTAGAGTTTTTCTCTATGTTTTCATAGAGGGCCTCATCCGAGGTATTACAGATGAGATGCACGGGGAGAACCAGGGGTTTTTCGGCCCCCGGGTTCCAATGCGCCAAGCGCATATTGCTGTATGGAAGTTGCATTTAATCCTAAGCCTAGAGTGGTCTAGGCATTTGGTTAATTAAGTCACTCGGCCCTGCATGTGCGGGCGATTGATCACCACAGACACAGTGGTGCGGCCTGCGGTAGCGGATGCCACAGCAGCGACCAAAGCGCCTTGGATTTCCTTGCCTGATCCCGTGCCGGCAACCAGACCAGTGGTCAGCACGCCAACCGCCGCATTAGCTGCTAGCGAAACCGTGCAGGTCTTTTTCATCACGGCAATGCCGCTGATCTGATACCAGGCCCAATTGGTTGACGTAACGTTAGCCGACATTGCCACCGCGATAGGCTGCGGTTTGTTGGTGCCAACAGGAGCAAGAGCGGTCGTGTATGACGTGGTGTTATACGTCACCAACGAACCGACAGCCGTACTTGCGACGCCAGCAAGCAGAATAAATTCTGCATCGCCATAGGTTGGATCGTTCGCGCGAACGATCATGCCTGGCTTAAGCGGGCTTGTGGGATAGTAAGTCGTAAGGCCATTAGAAGTTTCAACTGGCGACAAAACGCCAGTATCAATGTTACCAATGGGGAGGAAGCCAATATTGGCGATGTCGATGGTATATGCCATTTTAATATCTCCTTAGGCGATCAGGACGCCCTGGAATTGAGCCCCAGCGGTCGTGAGATTGCCGGCCCAGCCGATGAGTTTGACGATGGCGTCTTGATTGACTGCCTGACGTTCTCCGCCGATGGGTACGAAGTTACGATCCTTGTGCGGGCGGAAGAAGATGTAGTTCGTGTTCAGGAACCACATATGTGCCGCTGTAGCCGCAGCCCCGATACCACCATCAAGCACAACATCAGCAGCCATGCCGCCACCGTAAAATTTCAGCGAGGCAAAACCAGAGGCCGCATCGGATTCGCTCGTCACCCGCTGGATTGCCTGGAGGGCATTCACGTAATATTGATAATACGTGTTATCGGCAACGATAAGATCAGTTTTGTCATTCCCACGGACCAGTTTGATGGCCAGTGCGGTCATATAGGCAATGATGTTTGAAGCCGATACTGCCGCGCCGCCATCGGTGACGCCGCTGTACTTCTTCGACTGCCAAAATGCCCACGTCGCCCGATCAATGCCACCGTACGTTCCCGACGTTGGGGCATCAGGAACCGCCGCAGCCAAGCCGGTGATGTTTTTCCCGCCGTTGCCGGTGCCATCCAAATAGATGTCGCCTGCGATGCGGTTCATCAACTGAGCTTCAGCAACCTTCATTCGGCCTTCGAGAAGGTCGATGATCGCTTCTTTCCCGCTGTTTTGCAGCATTTCCAAACCCGAAATCGTCACCGCGCTAGCATATTGCGTGATGGCGAATTGAGCAGCCGAGATAGGGCTGTTCGGGCTAATGTTCAGCAACTCGTAACCACTGTACGAATTGGTATTGTTCGTAGTGGTGTCGTTGTACATGATTTCTTCCAAAATCACGTTACCACCGGTAAATGGGCGGACATTGCCCTTTTGCTTCACTCGACGAAGCAAAGCATTGTTGTTTGTGACGTTATCGGCCAATTCGCCCGAGCGGGATTGAATGGTGGTGGCGATAATGTCACTGACTGCGGTATTCGCGAAAGCCATGACTTTCTCCTAATTTGATTAAACCCTGCCGCCGCCGAGTGCAGAATTGATCTGCTCCTCGAGCTGTGCGCGCAAACCTTTTGGCGGAACTTGGCCCGATGCGCTTGGAGAAGCGCTTTTCGGGCTGACTGCTGCCGCCTTTGCCTTCGCGGCTGCCTGGACTTTCTCGGCCACTACAGGTGCTGCATGTGTCTGCAATGCCTGTCGCGTTTCGGGATTCATCCAAATAGCCTGCTGATAGGCGTTTTCTAGGTTGTCGGCCAAACCGGCTTGGAGTAATCCCGCCATCTGTTCCTTAACCACCCCAAAATGCTCATGCCCGGGCGCTTGTTCAAATGCCCAAATCGTGTTTTGAATTTCTTGCTGCTCACGCTGCTGTTGGAGCGTCTGGAAGCCTGTGAC